TCTATATTGTGGTATTATAATTCTTTGAATAATTTTCAAGTCTTTATATTTGCTACATGCTCCTATCCATTTATCCATTTTAATTATATCTTGAAAAGTCCCCCTTTCGTGAGCATAATTTAATTTTTTATTATTTTTAGGAATATCAATTTTTGAACTAGTTCTGGGTATTGATTTACGGACATTATTTCTATTATTTCTATCACTTGGGTGAGATCCATAGAAACTGTAATTATAAAGAAGCTTATATACGCTCTCGTCTAGTCTGAATATTATGTTTTTTTTATTCGCATTTTTTTTTATTTTTCCTTCGTTTTTTGCTTTTTTTATACTATAATTTTTATCAACAAAATTTCTCAACCAATCCATGTATTCGTAAAGTGTAGTTATTCTCAAGTATCTTTTTGTTGGATCTTTTGATAATTGTTCATCTGCGTCATTAAAAATAATCCTGTTTAATTTAATAAATTCATCATCAGATGTATCGTAATTAATTCTACCCATAATGAAAACTTTTTCTTTTGGAGCATCAGTCATGCTTATACTATATAAAAAGATAATTTGTATATCCTGTAGATGACAAGCCTCTCTAAAGAAATTATTGACTACTTTGATGGAAGCACAAAAGCACAGTATATTTTACGAACAGTCAAAAAGGTTACTGGGGTTCCAGTGACTGCATATGTGACAAAGGATTTCTATTTGTGTGTCACATCTAACTGTCGAAGAGACATGGTTTTAGTGACAAAAAAGTTTGAAGGAAATGAAGACCTCGCAAAAAATATTTATGAATGTTTGAAAAATTTAAAATACAACAAAAAATACGATCAATTTGAAAACATTTCTAAACACGAGATGGAAAGTGCCGTGTTTGGAGATGAGTTTCTAGATTTAGAAAAATGTTGTGTGTGTCATGAGGACACTATCGCACGAACAGATTGTGAACATGCATTGTGTCTCATGTGTGAAAACATGCTAAAATCTAATTCTTGTCCGGTGTGCCGAGAGCCTTTGTTTGAGGAAGCGTTGGGATAAATGCTTTCCCTGAAAGAACGGCATCGGTATATTTCATCGCAATGCTAAAATGTGCATACGCCCAATCCATGAAATTGTCTAACCTTTCATGAAATGGGTTTCCATTAACAAGTTCTTCAAGGTCAAGTTTTTTCTTTCCTGGGTCGACATTCTTAATCGCTTCGCCAACTTTTTTCAACCATCTAACATGCTCTTCCTTTGATGGATCAAAAGCAGCAGTGAACTTCTTTGTTGTGGAGTCCATTCTGTAAGTATACCATGTTTAATTATCATTGTTTAGACGCGATTTTATATGATTAGCACTTGGATCAGATATGTCAACCCATTTGGGTCTCCATATTTCACTTATCAAGTGTTCATTTTTCCTACCGAATTTTTCCCAAAACAAAAATCTGTAAAGAGCTTCTTCTTTTGTTGTTGGTTTGTTGTGTTCAGTTGTTTCCTTAATCATATTGAAATGCATGTCTGAAATTGAATCATTACAGAACTCTTTAAGATTCTCAACCCAACTTTTTCCAACTGCATCACTCATACCATCTTTTTGTCTCCACAATACATCTTCTGGTAAATATTCTGCAAATACTTCTCTCAATACTCTTTTTTCAATGACTGGTTGTCCTTCTGAAGGTAATTTTAATCTTTGTTCAATAGTCATGGCACATTCAACAAAATATTTATCCAAAAATGGAACAACCAAATCTAATCCATGAGCACCTGCGCAACGGTCAGCTCTCAAGCCGTCAAATTGATGAATGAGTTTAAGTCGTCTAATATTTTCCATTGAAAATTCAATTTCTGATGGTGCGTAATGGAAATACAAATATCCACCCAAAACTTCATCACTTCCTTCACCTGAAAATATATATCTGCATGGTGTATTCTTTTTGATGTATTGACACAAAAGATACATTGGAATACTTGCCCTCACTGTGGTGGTGTCATATGATTCAAGGGTATTTATAACATCTTGTAAAACATCTATTCCTTCCTCTGGGGTAAAAATAACTTCAGTGTGGTCAGAATCCAAGTAATCAGCAACTCTTCTAGCAGCCACCAAGTCTGGACTATCTTTAACACCAATTGAAAAAGTTTTTATTTTACCTAGTTGTTTTTGAGCAATGGAAGCAATAAGACTACTGTCTAAACCTCCTGAAAGTAAAAATCCAATGGGTCTATCAGTTGTTTGTAATCTTAATTTAACTGCATCTTCTAGTGTATTTTTTATCCATTCCTTTTCAATGTATGTTCTTACATCTAGTGAACGAGACCAATACATACTGTGATGACAAACAAAATCACCAACGAGGGAATCATAAAAGTGTCCTGGTGGGAAAATATTAATTTTTTTATTCAAAAACAAAAGAGCCTTCGCTTCACTTGCGAATGCATATGAATCCTTATCATATTTAACATAAAACATGGGACGAACACCTAGGGGGTCTCTAGCAACTATAATTCTTTTTCCGTCTGAATATATAAAAGCATAGTCTCCGTTAATGTTTGATAATGTTGATTTAATCCCCGTTCTTTCAATCATATCTGGAACTACAATGCAATCACTGGTTGTCTTTTCTTTTCCTTGTCTGAACTGTTTATGATTATAGATTTCACCATTACATGCAAAAATAGATGTATCCGTTTTAAACGGTTGCATTCCATCCATCGTTAAATCATTAATGGCAAGACGATAATAATCAATTTGACATATACCGAGTGTAGCTCTTCTAAAATCATCGGGACCTCTGTGATCTAGTAAATTCTTAGGAACATCTATGGAGTTTCCGAATGCACATACAATGCCGCACATTTAAATATTACAAATTTATTCTTCTTTAAAATTTTACTCATCTTGATTAAAGTCATTCATTAAACTTAAACGATTTCTATACAATTCAATATTTTCTTCAACAACAATTTCCTGTCCTCTTAATGATACATTTACAGTGTTATTTGAAGTTGGCAATAAACGAAATTCATGACAATAAAAAAACTGTGCTCCTGAACCAGCTGCAAAATTTGAAAATTCTTCTTGGGTCATTTTTTCAACAATAAACCATTTCTCCAAGTCTTCTAATTTTCTTTTTCTTGAAGGTGGTTTTGATTTTATAGTTGCAATTTGTTGTGTAAAATCTACTGAAGGCCATGAACCATATTCACATCTGTGTTCGCACAATTGTCTTATGCATCTACGAGCTACAGCTTCTTCTGGAAAACAAACAAATCTAGGGGTTCCTTTGGGGTCAACTATTGAAGTATATCTTTTCGTTGGTGTAAATTTTATTAATGAATAATGATAGTCCAAAGACATCCTCGTTAATCTATAATATAAAATAATGTTTATATATCACAAATGGAATATCTCGCAAAAACACCAGGTCAAGCAGTTTATATAAAGGCACTACAGTCTCAGAAGCCAATCATTGTAGCCACTGGTCCAGCTGGGTGTGGTAAGACAAGATTGGCATGTGAGATGGCTATTGATTTGTTGGAACAAAGAAAGTGTCAAAGAATTATATTGACACGACCAATTGTAGCTGCCGATGAAGATATGGGCTACTTGCCCGGTGATATTGACAAAAAAATGGAACCTTGGGTCAGACCAATGTATGATGTTTTTGAAAAAAGTTTTTCATTGTCAAAGATGGAAAGATACATTGAAATTGCTCCCTTGGGCTACATGAGAGGTAGAACATTTAACGACACTTTTATTATTGCCGATGAGATGCAAAACAGTACAATTAACCAAATTAAGATGGTTATGACCCGTTTGGGTGAAAACTCAAAAATGGTTATTTCTGGTGATTTGGAACAAAGTGATCTTACAGGTAAGCCCAATGGTTTGTGGGACTTAACTGAAAGAATGAAAACTTTCGAGGGTGAATTTGAATACATTGAAAGAATTAAAATGCGCAGTGAAGACATTGTCAGACACCCCGCAGTTGAAGAAATTCTTAAAATTTACAAAGCGTGAGTAGCTTGATATTCTCGCTCAAACACTGTATTTTCATCTTCACCAAATATCTTTGCTGCATTTGGAGCAGTGTAAATAACTTCACCAACATATCCTGTTTCAAGCTTCTCTGTATCTTGTGCAAAGGGTTCATATTTATTCGCACAACAATGAATAAATGCCCTAGACACAATGAATGGATACAGATAAGCTAGGAATCGTTGATCGACGATATAAGTATCTGTTTCAGGGCGGAGAGTTCTTAAGTAATTCAAAAAGAGGTCTTTGCCTTCTATGAATTGGCATGGTGCTTTATTAATATCTTTTTCCTTCATGTTATTTGGAATGTAATCCAATAATTTATTTCTAACACCAAAAGTTCCGGCTAAAATGGGACATGTATGACCCTCGTGGTCCCTGATGATATGACAGTCTTTGTTTGAACGAAGCCAGTCATCAACAAAACAGCGTTCTCTTTCACCCAATCTAGAATCACAATCCCTGAATAAAACGGTTGCACCATAATCATCATTCATACCAATGAATAAATCATTGTATCTCCAAAGTGTATTCCCAGACCTTTTTTCTTCTCCTTTGTGTTTAACTAAACAAACATTTGGTTGTTTTCTAAGCCATTCAATAATATTTTCTGGAACAGTTGCATTATAATGAATTCTGAGAATCCACATTGGAAAGTATTTTCTAGCCAACAATACATTTTCAACCATTCCATATGTATAGACTTTATTGTCGCCCCAAAGTGAATATGAAATAAACTTTCTTGTGAGAATATCGGACCAATTATATCTTAATCCATGCCTTTGAATAGTGTCTTCTGCAACTGGATGAAATATGTATCCGTCATTAAACACATAATATGGAATAACACCACCGTAGAGAGATGCTGAATATCCAAATGTAGAAGTTAAACCTTCTTCAACATATTCCACAACATTTCTTCCATTTACACCTCCATTTGTCATGTATATTATTGGCATTTTAGCAAGTAAAAACCATTCGATAAAGCTATTCATTTTATGGTCGTGGGATTCATCTTTGACATCTACAAATTGTGAATGTTCATCTGCAGTAAATCCAATTGGTAAATCTAACATAACAGCTTTGGGAACTCTTGTTTTAATGTATTCCTTTGTAGATTCGGAATCACTTGTAAAATAAACTGGTGCATCTAATCTTAGAGCTTCATGAATCATGGCATCGACTGCTTGAATTGATGCAAATGGAAAGTATCCAAACTTTGCTGAATCTTCACATGATAATCCTCTTCTACAATGAAATCCTGCGACACAATCTTTTACTTGTTCATAATATTTATCAATCTGTTCTTTCAAAAGAGTGGTGGGTCTTATCATGATATTCATGACTTCCTTGGTGTTTCCATATTTCAAGTGAAGAATCTTCATTTCTTCTGAATTAATTTCTGCATTACCAAGTGGAACATCTATATCTACTGTTTTTATTCCTTCAATGAATTTATCTCTTCCATACATAAATACATCTTTGTGAAACTTGGGTTCCTTTGCTGAAATAAAATGTGACAACATAGACAACACTAAATTACCGAAGGCACAATCTGGTTTTGGTCTGAAGACATTTTTATTAGTATTGGTGTCCTCCATCTTTTATAAACCTAGAATTTTCATTTCTTTTTTTAGCACATATAGAACATCTTGTATTTTGATTTTTTAAACGCTCCACTTTATATTTGACTTGGTGTGGAGTATTTTTGTAGCATAACATGCATGTTGTGTGTTGACAATTATTCCATTTTATGACATCAACCTTTCTTCTACCACAAGATGGGTCCTGACAATCGCCACCCTTTTGCATTTTAACATGAAAGTTTACATACGCATAATGACATCTTCTACAAAAATAGTTTTCTGTTTCTTCACCACATTCTAAACATATTGTGCTGTCTGTGTTTTCTGATTTTTCAACGGTTTTTTGTTGAACAAATTTAAATTGTTTTTCTCTTTTCCCAGATGGTTGATTTTCTCTTTTCCATTTCATTGAATTTTCAATATTATCTTTGTATGATTCATTTGTTTCAATAACTTCTTCTATCTTTTTTCTATTTTCTCTCTGCCATTTCATTGAGTTTTTTATATCATGTTTATCATAAACCATTTGCTGTATATATTGAAAAAAATTAACTAAGTATAACTCAGATGTTGAAAAGGGAACTTGACGACTATGAAAGATACGATGTTCACAAGAAAATAACAAAGGAACTGTTTGGAGATAGTGAAGAATATATAAAAACCAAAATATTTGATTCATCCTTTACACCACATGTTTTGTGTTCAAATACATTCCCTTACAAGACTCCTTACAAACACAAGGTTTTGTTTATAAATCCCAAGTATGAAAAATTCTATTCCCTCGAAAGAATAAAAAGAGAGATTGTCCCTAATTATATAAAAATGTGGATAAACGACCCTTCTACCCAGAGTGTTCATACAATAAAGCACTATCAAATTTACATATAACTTAAAGATATTCTTTTATAATAGAATATAATGTCTGACCTTACCCGTGATATGTTGACCGTTCCAGGCCAACGCTTTGTTTTGTTGTCTGTTATTGGCCCACAATCCCCCCAAAAGCATGACAAGTTTGGAATTAAGATTCGAGGTTGCTTCGATACACACGAAGAGGCTTCAAAGCACGCGAAGAGATTGCAAGCTGAAGATTCTACATTTGACATAATGGTTGCTGATATGTATCAGTGGCTTCTTATCCCACCAGATCCAACGAGGATTGAAGATGTTCATTACAACGATGAGAAGCTTCAAGAGATTATGGAGGGCTACAAGAAGAACCAAATTGAAGCTGCTCGCCACTTCGAAGAGCGTAAGCGCGATATGATGGCCCAAAAGTATGGTGAATCAATGCCATACATCAAGCCAGGAGATGAGCACAGTAAGTATTACAACAAGCCAGATGAGGCTCCAGTAAGCCACCCAGCTGAAGTTTTGGAGCGTCTTCAAAAGGAAAAGCCAGATGCCCCAATGGAGGAATTGGTTAAGGAAGCCGATGCCATCGTTGCCGAGGAACACAAGCAACGCCAAGAGGAGCGCGAGGAAGCGAGAGCGAAGGAAAAGGCCGAAGAAGCCAAAGCGACTGAAGAAACTGAGGAACCAGAGGAAGGAGAAATTACAGAAGCCAAGGAATAAATCATAAATTTAAAAAACACGAGGTAAGTATCAAAAAAAATAATTGGCTATTGTAAATAATGGAAAACTCTACAGCATTATTTACAATAATCTTTTTGTGTTTGATTTTTTTAGTCAGATGGAGTGTATTATTTAACATTGCTACGCTCGCTATAGTTGGTGGTGTGATTTTTATGACCTATGTTGTGTATACACAGAGAGAGGACAGAGAAACCACTGCTGCTGATGTCGGTAAAGATTTAATAACCGACCCATTAGTTATTGGAAGAGCTTACTTTTCTGGAACAAAAACAGGTCCAATTGGTGATTTCAGTGGAAGATCATCCTGGCCTGATGATAACGGGTTGAAAGCTCTTCCCGAAGAAGTATCCTAATACGAAGACTACTGCTATTATGATATAGCTTGTCTTATTCATTTGTGCTAAAACGTCAGTCTGCTGATATATTATTGGTTGTTGTGGCATTTGCTGCTGATAATACATCGGTTCTTGATAATATACTTGGTCTGGATAGTCATCTTCTTGGAGATGTTGAGGAATTTCCTTTTCTTCATCTAAAAGCTTGCTAATTGATGTTGTATAGGGTTCCTGCTTCTCCCTGGCGATGACTTTATCCTTGAAATCCATTTCATTATTATAATCAATTGGAACACCTATCTCAGTCTCCATTTAGTAATAAGTATTTTATCTTTTTAAGCATTATCACCGCACCTAATCCTCTTCTTCCTCGCTCTCGGATTCGTATTCATCCTCTTCATCTGTTTCATATTCATCTTCCTCATCATCTTCTTCTTTTTCGTAATCATCATCTTCTTCATCGTCTGAATAAACAACAAAATCCTTCAAATTACCATTATCGTCTGCGTCTTCCTCATCATCCTCATCTTCTTCATCTTCTTCATCTTCTTCCGAATCACACATATCAGATTCATATTCTTCATCATCCGTGTAATCATCAATTATTTCATCTACTTCTGGTTCATAACGTTCGAATTTCTTTGAAACACGACCAGAACGAGTCTTTAAAGTGAGAGAACTCATTATATACTAATTAAACAATGTTTTTAAGCTAAATTAACTCATTTAGAAACACTGGATTAAATCGAGCACCTTCGTTTATTGCTGAGTTTAGTAATATTTGCTCGAAATTATATCCAAGTTCCTGTATTAAGTAAGTCATTTCATCATGTATGTCTAAATCCCCTGAAACACCGTGTAATGAAAGTTCTTCAAGGTTTGCGAGGGCATTATGTAAAAATAAATTAGCTTTCTTAGAATCAGTTATATTTGCTTTGGCTAAATTCATGAATGCTACATATTGCTTATAATGCTCTGGGTGAACACCGGAATATTTATGAATTTTCTTCTGAATTGTTGTTATTTTAGAAAAGTCATCAACATCGCGTTTTAACATTTTGAGGACAAAATATACGACAACTGCAATAAGTATTACACTAATCATTACAATATTCTATTATTTTTTCTTTGGTGGAATAAGCTTATCTGTTATTTTACTAAACAATTGATGTCCCCTAGGTGTGTATTTTTTCACCTTACATGGACAATCTGAAATGAGAATACCCTTTTCTATCTTGAAAGGAACACAAAAATCATGTTCTTCATTTGCCTTTTCACAGAATGTTGCTGTTGTTTCAACTGTAAATATATTTCTTTTTCTGAGAATTCCAATAACTTCAGTTTCTTTTTGACCCATGACATATCTGTTGAGAAATGCAGTCAACATTGTATTAACATCATCATTAATAACAGATTGGGGTTTAACTTCAGTCTTTGATGGTTTTTTATCTTCTTCTGTATATAGTTTTTCAACCAATTTATCTGGTATAACATGTCTTCTTCCACTGAAATCTTTACAAAATCCACTCCTTCTTCCACGAACTGTTTCACATGTGCAGAAACATTTTTGCATGATTGTATTTTTATTCAAGTAGAACCATATATGATTTGAATTATGTTCTCTTCCTAAGTTTTCACAATAATGTGAAGTTGTTGAAATTAAATATGACATTTTGTTTTTGAAGATGTGTGTAATTTCAGAGTTTTGTTGTCCTTCCATGTTCTTACGAATAAATGTTTGTAAATATGCAATGATTTCACTATCAATGACTTCATTTTTTGTTTGTGTCTTTGTGAATCCACCTTCTTTTACATAATTCATTTTTCGCTTTGCTACGGGTTTAATTGAAACAGGGAGTTCACATTCTGTTCGGACTGTTGTTTTCTGGAGCATTTCCAGTGTTGGTTCTTGTGATATTTCAGTCAACATGTTCAATGGGGCATGTGTGTATTTGTATATGGGTAAGTATGGACTTTGTGTGATTTTACCTGTTTTATTGCATGCATCACATCCTCTTCCCATACATGGTTCATGTTTCCCTATTTTGTGGGACCAAGGCATTCTAAAACCAGCGCCTTGGGTTTGTTTTTCAATACTGCCATATACAGCAACATCAATAATGTCATTCCAGTCTTGGCTTCCATAAGCTATTTTCAATGTTGAGACAATGTGGTCCCGTAAGGAAAGAGCGCCCTCCTGGTCTACAACAAATCCATGCCAGTTAAGATGAATACCTGTTTTTATAAGATTTCCAACTGGTTTGGGTTCTGCGACAGAAATAATACAATCTTTTCCACCCAATGTCTTGACTTTATCACAAATAACTTTGCAAATACTTTTAATATTATCCAAGTCTAGGGCTTCTTCATCTTTGTAATCAATGTCCAAGAAAAAGTTATATAATTTAGTTTTTTGTTCAACGACATAAATCTTATGACCACTCTTTATACATTCCATACACTTTTCATAAAAATCATCCAATCTATCAAATGGGATTGACAAGGAACCGCCGTCCATGAGAACATGTGATAGAGTGCTGTGTTTCTGTTTGTTATACACAAACCCATTTTTGAAGCACCACTCCTTGAACATATCTACTTACTGTTCTAAGGAGTTAATTTTTTAATCTTGTTGATATGGAGACATCTTCCATCTCTTCTTTATCATCACCCAAGATTGTTTCCTTCAATTGCTTCTTATAAACTAAAAGTTCATAAGCCCTATTATTTTTCTTTTCTTCAATAATAGCTTCAATTTCTTCTTCGCTTTTATCGAACTTATCCTGTAAAATATCCCTTATCTGTTTAAAAATATAAGCTTTCGATGACATCTTCCTATTTTATATTGAATGTTTTTCTAGATAAAGAAGAAACACACGAGTAAAATTTAGGATTTTTAATGATGTTGTCAACGATGAGGTCCCACCGTTTTCTGTTGTTATATTCTTCAAGGGTGTCCCAACTCAAATAGTCATTTTCATCAAATGTTTTTTTGATTGGGAGACGAGCGATTTTCTTTTGGTTAGTCTTTACTTTTTCGTTATTAAACTTTGAAATTATTTCAATTTGTTCATGTCTCTTGTATGAAACAAAAAAGATAAAAACATTATAAATAAGTTCATCGTTTGCACTGTCTTTGACAGAAAAATTGTATTCTGTATACTCACCATGCTTTAAAGAAACAACTCCTCGTGTTTCTTCTTCTAATTCCCTAAGTGCACATCTTATGGGATTAGGTATTTCTCTTTTTCTACATCCTCCTGTAACAAATATCCACTCTTTAAAACGACGGTCCCTAACTGTCAGAAAACGAGGTTTATCACCTGAAAATGACACCGGAATGGCTATAGATTTATATTTCTTCATTGCGAGGTCGCAAGTTATAATAACTTTATTTTTTATTCTTCGTTATTTTCGGCCTCTTCATCAATTTCCTCAACCGCAAGCCTTTTAGACTCTTCTCCCTGTTCTGGGGAAATTGGTTTTGGGGCCACATGCACTGGGTATGGAACTTTCATGATTTGGGGAGGTGTATTTTTCAACTCTTTCAATTCTCTATACAAATAGACTGTGGCTAGAAGGCATACAACTACCGCCACAATACTGATATTTTCTTTGGTAAACATCTTTTATAAATATACATACTGTTAGTTTTTTAAGCAACTATCGCACCCATCTTAGCTTTAAACCCCAAGTCTTCTGCTGGTTGTGGAACAGCGAATTGAACACTTTGGAAGTGCTGATGCTTTTCCTTGGGTTGTTGTGGAACCTCCACATATTTTTCAATAACTCCAGATTTAGTATCATAGGTCAAGACAAATACAATCGCCAACATAATTATAATCTTCCAAAAATCCATTTATTATATAATAACATTTTTACTATGTTTGATTGTCCCATAGTAAAAGTGTTTTGTTTTTCTATATTTTTGTATTTAGTTCGCGTACATAAGACCTCCCATACCCTTTTCAATGTGCAAAACATTGTAGTTAATTGCGTACACTGGTTGTGTAAAGGAAGAATCAGAGGAAACGAATCGAGCTGAATCAAGGCGAGAGAAGTTCAAAGAACCAGTTGGTTGAGTCTTGGAGGTGTCCAAGCAGAATGGGTAAATAAACAATTCCTTCTCCTTGCTAGTCTTGTCCTGGATGTGGTAGAAAGATGGAACGGTGGAAAAGTTTGGATGCGCAAATTTGAAATCAGAAACATCAACACCATTAATTTGCAACTTAACCTTGTTGCCATCGGCCAATACATTGACTTCACCATCGAATGTATCAACATCTTGTGGACAAGAAGCCAACAATTTAATTGGGTGGTTAAATACAAGCTCTTGAATCTTGTTTGTAGAACCCAAAATCTTTTGCACTTGGAAGCACAATATATCAATTGGACGAGAAGCGAAAGCATTGCGTTCATCAGCATCTAGGAAGATGAAATTAGCCATGCAATCCCACTTGTAGTTGGCAGCTTCTGGACCCCATGTAATTCGCATCTCAACATCGTGATACTGAAGAGCAACCAAAGGAATGGCGGCGTGATAGCTTTCACAGTTGAAGAAACGAAGTGGGTAGAAAGCGCTGGACTTTCCGCGACCAAAAAGAACTTCATTAGACTTAGAATGTGTAGACGCCAAAACATCTGGCGCAATTCTTTCTGTAAAGAAAGCATCTTGGGTGTCCACAACCTGGCCCCCAACTAGTAATTCTACACTAGTTATCACATTAGCCCACACATCAATATTCGCATGTTGGTCACCTGTTGAGGCAATTGGAGCCAAGTAAATGTAGCTCAACAAATCACCCTTTCTCTCAAATCGAACAGATGACATGCCGTTGTTCTGAACATTACCTTGGATAACTTGCTTTTCAACTGTTTGCGCAAAATTTGTATATCTACGGTATGAAGATTTAAAAAAAGACACCTCAGGGTTTCCAACCAAGTGGACATCCTGGGCTCCCACTGACACTAACTGCGCGACACCGCCAGACATATTTATACTATTATATGATTTTATTTTTTTTCAAATGTTTAACACATTTCAAAAAAGATATTGTTTTATATTTTTTTTGCTAAATTAGAATCTAATTATTATTCTCAAGTTCAACTATTCTC